GGGCGCTCTCCTGATCGTGCGGAATGGAACCACCGTACACGAGCCAATCGCGCTGGCAAGACACAGGTTCCATCAAAATGTTAGCGGGCCAAAGCGCGGATATAAGCCTGACAGGCCTGCAAGGCAATCAATCCGCTGTCGCCGGCGTCGGTGATGGCGATAATTCGTTGAGCATGCGCCGGGTCAAGTCGGGCTCGCGGGGCGCCATGATCCACGCCGCCGGTGCCGGAGGCGGCTGGCATTGCACAGGTTGCGGCAACGTCATTGGCATCGAGGAGGACTGACAGGCGCACATCAGCAGTGGCAAGACGATCGCGCAGGCGACCTTGATCACGTTGGGCATCGCTTAGCGCTCGATAATGGGATTGTTCACTGGCTGATAGCCGTTGTTCCAGGGCTTGGCGCTTGTCCTGCTCGGCCTGCTGTTGCGTTGCGGCAGCCTGGGTCAGCTGATTCAGCGTCTCAGCCTGCAACCAGGACTGTTCCGCGAGTTGCCGGCCGTAACGCCAGTCCTGAATCTGCCAGGCCAGCACCGCCGACAAACCCGCTAACACAACAATGCCAATCAGCCGCCACGACATCAAACCGAAGGCTGGCATAGCACCGCCCTCGCCCGCGCCCAGAGTTGCAGGCGATCCTCGAGTCCGTTCAGGCCACCGTTGATCCGCCGGGTGATGCTGTTGAACTGGTCGCGATCGGCCAGCTCATTCAGGCCGCTCTGCTCCCAGAACCACGCGGCGGACTCGGCGGCCCATTGCGGTTGTTCCAGCAGTTCAGGCAGCGACAGCAGACGCTCATCGCCAAACAGGCCGAGGCTGCACTGGCGGTAGTTGTTGTGCCCGGTGATCTGGATCAGGCCCCGGCCACGGTACTTCTGGCCGTCGCCATCGGCTTCTGGCGTGTTACCCAATCGCAACGCCAGGGTGCCAGTGTCGTATTTGCTCAGGTATTGGTTGTTGCCCAGTTCACGCACGTATTGCAACTGTCCGGACTCATGGCCAACTTGCGCGAGGAACGCGGCGATGCGTTTCGGTGTGTTGATGTTGCGGTGGGTCATGGCGGTGTTGAGGGCGGAAATGAAAACGCCCGCTTGGGAGCGGGCGTTGGGCAATATTTGTTGTAGCTGAGATGAAGTGAGGGGCATGGGTCATGTTCCATTGGCCGATGTTTTTAGCCAAACCGGCGCCAGGGGTTTGCTGAAGTCGTTTGGAAAATTGGCCATCGAGGGCCAGTCGCGCAGATCCTGCCGGTAATCCAGCAGCTCATGATATTCATCGCTGCTCAAGGTCATCGGCGTTCCGGCTGCTTGCTCATCGCGATCACGTTCGACCAGCCATTGGCTGGCGGCCAATTCTTGATCCCGCCAGTTTCGGGCAACTTTCGCGACCTGCGGTGCGCCCTCCTGCACGGCAGGTAGCGGCACGCCACCGTTCGCCAGCCATTGCTGGTATTCATCCCAGAAACGGTGATGAAGAGGTACGGTCGCGCCATCAGGCAGACGGATGACAGTGTCCGGGTCTTTAGTCAGTTGATAGCTCATAAGAAAACCTCCTTAAAGTTCGGCGTCGGCGGTGGCGTGGATGTAGTAAGTCTGAGTAATCAGACCGGTATCGGAGTTATCCACCCAGACGCCGCGAGTCGAAGCACCGAGTGTTCGAGCATTCCCCGACGACACTTCATCGCTTCCTGAACGCCATTGCCCAGCGATCCCCTTCGGCGTGGTGGAATACAAACTGAAACTTGGAATCGCTCTCTTCTCGACCTTGAAAGTCCACTGAGCCAAGGGCTGCGAGGCGAACCCTGTTTGCCCCTGTTTCACTGTGGACAACAATGCACCGTAAGGACCTGCCATGCTTCCCGGAGGCAGATCCTGACTGTAGGTTTTTTCAAAGTAACGCTGACACATCATCAACTCATCGCCAGGACTACGCAGTTCGAATGGCGTCGACACCCGCCCCTCTTCCAACTGGATCTGCGCCAGGTCGATGACTTGCAAAACACTCAACGGCAGATCGAAAGACAGCCGTAGAAAGTCATTGCCACTACTCCCCAATGTCTTACCTGCCAAGGACGGTATTTGAATCGTTGCACTGTATCGGGACCACGTCGTCTTGAGCTGGAAGCTGCCCACCGGCGTCACCGTATCCGCGCTGCCGCCCACGCCGAAATACTGTGCGATCGTCACATTCAGCTGACGCGCCGTGTCGGCCTTGGCCCAGAACGTCAACGTCACGTTCTTTCCCGCCAGGGTCCTGACCGACTCAATGGCCTGGGAGATTTTATGCACGCTGGCGCCAACTCCCGCGGTGATTTGCTGCCAACGCATAAAGTAACGGGGTTCATTGGGGACATCGGTCTGACCCAATGCAAAGTTCTGCCTGGAAATATTCACCCCGGCATTCCCGTTCCAGTCACAACGAAAACGGTCAGCGATATAGGCCCCGGTGTAAGGCCCCAAGTTGGCTGTCCCGCGCTGCCAGATATCGAAGTTGCCGTTAATCACCAGGTTCTTGCGATACACCTGCACGGGGAAGTTCTGTTGCGGGTCGAGTTTCGCCAACTCCTTGATAGCCAGGCTCAACTGATCATTTTGATTTTCGGAAGGCGTCAGACCGGCAGCAGCGATGGCATTGACGATTTCCTTGGTGACGGCATTACCCCACGAGGCGGGAATCAGGGAGCCAGGGGTTCCGGCGACCGGGTTTTCATCGACAAACTGGCCGTTGACCAGCCCCGCGCTGGTGACGCTTCTTGGATAGTCCATTTTAGCTACTCTGATTATTGGGCTTCATGCCGTCACTGGGTCGAACCTGGAACTTGCGGCCAGTCGATCGCTGTCGGAAAGTTGGTTTGCTGTTCAAGACGATTCAACTCAACGCTGTAGAGCTTCCACTCCATCAGTGCCAACTGCTCGATATGGGTCGTATCGCCGATATCTTCGGCGTATTGAAGCGGGGCGATACGCAAAATGGCCTCGCGCAGAAGCGCATCTCGCTTCGCCAGTGCCTGGCTATTGAGGTCCACCAGCCTGGCCGTCTCATCAAACGCCCAAGAACCATTGATCCAACGATGGCAAGCACCGGGCCAGGCCTGGGTCGTATACCCGTCAGGCAAATCCCCCAGTTTCATCCAGGTTTCTCTAAAGCCAGTGTCTGTGCGATAGACATCACCACGACAATCGGCTTGAAGTTGCAGCGCCCCGTCTACAAATGCCCACGTGTGGGCAGCGGGTGCTGGAGACAGTTCGATCCCCAACGTGACGGCGTTACTGGGTAGCTGTGTGCCGATCCCCGGAACAACCGGAAACTCCACAGGGCCAAACAAGGCGCCGCTTTCATCTATCAAATAATTAAACATACACACCTCAAATCAATTTGATTCGGCCCGGATAGGCAATGTTTCGGGGACGGGTTTCCGCAGAGAAGGTGCCGATACTGCCTATGCCGGCGTCGACGCCGGCATCGAATGCGGGATTGGGGTAAGTAGTGGCGGATGTCGTATTGGTAGGGCTGGCGTTAACGTCGTGTGCGACATCCCACATGCCGTCAGGAATACTTGAGGCAGGACTGATTGCACTGCCCGTGCCGGTGGGGAGGTAATGGTTATGCTTCTGAAGTGTGTGGAGTTGACTGCTCCCGGGCATACGCGCCGCATCCACGCCTCGAGACTCGTCCAGTACTCGAAGAAACTCCCCGCGCGCCTCCGGGATTCGGAAGTTCAGCGCGCCGTCTGCGGAGGTCCACCCCCCTTCCTTGCCACCCCTCGCAGCTTCAGTCGTCAATGCACCCGATGATTGGGCGTGGTCCCAGAGCCACGGCCATTCGCTGCGCGACAGGACATTCCCATTGAGGGCGCCATAACCGCCGGGGTTCATTTGCAGGGTTGTTTCAAACACCTGCCGCCCCAACGCCGATCCGTCCAGGCGCCCGACTGGCCACCAACTCCCGGCACTGTCACTGCGTAGATGCCACCAGTCACCGCTCCCCATTAGCACCAGGAACGTGTAACCGGTCGCAGATAGATGGGTGTGAAACCGGATTCGATCAGTGCCGGCAGCCTGAATAACCAGGCGGTTGCCGCTGTTGTCCACCCGTCGAACAATGACGTCACGAACGCCCATGGCAACGTTGGCCGGTGGCAGCGTAATGGTGGCTGCGCCGGGGCTGGCGTCAATCAACACCAGACCGAGTTCTTCTGGCGCCAGCAACTTCGATGCAGCCAGCCGAGTGACCACCGAACGCATCGGGCTGGTCACGCCGATGATCGCCTGGATCGCTTTGAGCAACTGACCGTTGTCTGCTTCCGATGGCGCCATTCCTGCGCCAGCAACCACACTCAAAATCTCTTGCGTAACCGAGTTACCCCAGATCGCCGGAATCAACGATCCTGGCGTACCAGCCACCGGGTTTTCATCGACGAACCGGCCATTCACCAGTCCGACACTGGGGATGCTTTTTGGATAATCCATGGTTCTGCTCCCTGTAAAAAACACCTGCGTGGCCATTGGCACTAAGGCAATGCAGGTCATGTTTGAATAAAAACAAAAACGCCCACGGTGAGTGGGCGTTGGGTTCGGCGGATATTTCGGATGAACTAGCCTGCGAAGTCGCTCACCACGGCACGTATGGCGGCAATCGCGTCATCACTGACTTGGTTGGCGAGTTCGGTTTTACCTTTGGCGATATGAACTTTGACTTGTTGTTTCGCCTTCAAGCGCAGGGTTCGAAGTGTCAGCAAGCTCTCGTTGAATTTAGCTGCTTTGGCAACGATCTGATCCGCAGCCTGTCTGGCAGTGCGACCCTTTGCGACCCAGGCTGACACCGCTAGCGGAACAACTTTTTTCGGGTAGCCTTCGTCGATGTAAGCCTGAGCATCGGCGGCGGCCTGTGCATATTCCATCGCTCGCAACGGATCGCCTGCAATGACGTTTCGCGCATCGTCTGCCGCCGCATCAATCCTGGCGCTCAGGCGTTCGCCTTCCTGTTGTTGGGAGACCGAAACATTCAAGGCGTCGACAACCCACTGTTCACCGTTCCATTCATGATCGGGCGAGGGTTTGGCCGGACGAAGTTCATCTTCGTACTGATGAAGTTCCTGGATAACGATCATCGAATGAGCTCCCACGAGAGATGTACATTGATCGCAGCGGAAAAGTTAATGGCGATGCCGCTTGTGTAATCAGGTTGAGAAAAGGTTTTGATCCCCATCGAAAGCAGCAACTCATCACTGTTCCCGTTAGTAGCGTTGAACGTGTGTTCGGCCTGATAACTCTGCCAGAGCGAACGCGACTCCGAGTGATCAAAACTGGCGACCAAGGTTGAAACCGTCGTGTCGTAAACAACGTTGTTGGTGAAAATACAAACGGCAAAGCCAGGCGTTGACCAGCCATCGGCACTAATAACGGCGCTACTGGGCGGTGTCATTAGCGAGTAATTGCCCCCCATCCAACCCCCGGGAGCAAAGGACACGCCGGTGATCAAGGTGGGGTGAGGTGTCGGATTACCCACCACAAGCCGCGCGGCCCGTGCATGGGGATCCAGAGGAAGGTAAACCACACCGTTTCCATTCACGGTCTGGGTCCACGACAGCCGGTTGCGGTTGTAAATCAGCCTGACGATTGGCGTGGTACCCGGACCTGCGGTGACAACCCAGGCGATGCACATATCCAGCGGCGTGGATTGAAAGCCACCGCCCGCAGCACCATTCACAGTGCCTTTCAAATTATCCGGGACTGCGTCGTACAAGGTGCCGCGCTGCATGTAAAACGTCAGCGCACCGCCGATCACCTGCGCCCGCAGGAAGTAGCCGGAGCTTGGCAACAATTCCGCGCTGCTCCAGGCTTGCGTCGTGAACGTGCGCGACCGCCCCAACTGCCCCGCCACCACTTCCTGGCCGATGCTGACAAACACCCCGGCCGGAATCGACACCTTCCCACCGCTGGTAGACGCCGCAATCGGCGTCACCGACAGACGCCCGTCCGCTGTCGCTACAGTGGGCGCCGGCAGCGAGCCAATCGGCAACGCCGAATCCAGATTCCAGCCCTTGGCCGAAACGCTCTGAATGGCTTGCAGCAACTGGTCAAACTTCGTCTCGTCCGGGGTCAGGTCACCCGCCTTGATGACGTTCACAATTTCCTGCGTCACCCCATTGCCCCACGCCGCCGGAATCAACGACCCCGGCGTCCCGGTCAGCGGGTTCTCATCGACAAACCTGCCATTCACCAATCCGGCGCTGGGCACTTTCGTTGGAAAATCCATCTCTCTACTCCCTACTCATAATTGATGTGCACCTTGGTATGCGCCGGGGCGCTGCGGTGGATCAGGCATTCCAGGGCCGAGCCTGGATTGACGCCGAAACGCTCGCCCCAATAACTCGCGCCGAAACGCCGGCCCAGGAGCAATCGGCCACCGGTGTTGAGCGTCCACATGAACTGCGCTTCCCAGGTGCCCCAGTGCGCCGCACCAAAACGCGAGCGGCCCATGCGCGGGGCTTCGAGCTCGGTGATGGTGGCGTTCGGGTAGCCCTGGCTTTTGGCAATCTCAAGGTAGTAACCGACCGCCTGGCTGCCGACCGCAAGCAAGCGACGGCGCACCGCAAGCCGGCGGTCATCGAACAACGGCGTGGCACCCAGGCACGGGTCGGGCAGGTTCATCACCCGCTCCCAATCGGGTACCAGTTCGCTGACGCCGGCCGGGTCCATTTCGTTGAGCAGGTCGGCGGCGCGGGCGTCGAGTCGAGCCAGTTCCTGGGCGATGCCGTCCAGCACCTCTTCCAGTTCCGGAGCCCGCTCGGGATCCCACGCGGGGCCGCTGGGTAGCAGGCTGCGCAGTTGCGCGTGGTATTGCGCGGCGGATCTTAGCCCCCCCATATGCAACCTCCGAAGATCAGCAATTGATTGAAGTCAGCGTCGACATTGGCGATGGGCGCGGTCAGTGTGTGGTCGCTTTCACCTGTAGCGCTGCTGATCGCTTCGCGGATATGACTGATCAATAAGGTGTCGCCCAGGCCGGCTTCGCGGTTATGTAAGTCACGCAGTTGCGCTTCGACAGCGGCTCGCACGGCGGTGGTGTCAGGGGTCAGGGTCAGTCTGTAGGTGACCGGCACCTGCACCGGCGGCAACACATGCAACTCGGCGGTGACCGGGCGCAACGGTTCGATATAGGCCTGGACTTCAGCCAGTTGTGCGGCGTTCGGCACGGGTTGCGGATCGTCGTCGCGCATGATGTACAGGTTGACGATGCCGAGTTTCGCGAGGGTGCTGCGACACCAGGCCCGGGTCACGCCGGGGCATTCCAGCGCCCAGGTTTCGTAGTCTTGCGCCGAGCCGCCATGGGGAATGATCCGATAGGAACTGATCACCCGCGAGCGCAGGGACTCCAGGCTTTCCCGGGCCACTCCGCCGATCAGGCCCGGTGCCAACACCGTGAAGCTGTTACCGACAATCCCAAGGATCGGCTGCACCGGAATCAGGCTCATGCCGGCGTCGGCATTGCCCAGGCTGCCGGCGTCGAGCGCGGCGATGCTGGTGCTGTTAAGGCCGTTGCTGGTGGTGCGCGACGCGGTCACTTTGTAGGTGCGGCCGTCGCTCGATTGCAGCAGCGTGTCGGCATCCAGCACGGCACCGGCGCTGGCGGTAAAACTGACGCTGCCGCTGGCGGCTTGCGCGGCTTTGCGCGGCTGGTTCAGACGCAATGCGGCGATCCGCTCCAGGGTCGATTCGTCGGCCTTGTCCGGGAGGATCTGCTCGGCGATCCAGTCGAGGTAGCCATACAAACCATAAGCGGCGCCACCGAGGGTACGCGCCAACACTTGCGCATCGGACTGGCGCAGCGAATCGCTGGCCAGGTCGCTTTGGGTGCGCTTGATCAGCACCGGCAGCGAAGGGGTTTCAAACGGCATAGATCACCTGCCAACTGTTATCAGGGTTGATGTCCAGGCGCTCGCCATCGGCCAGGGTCAGGACCGTGCGCAGGTTCAGGCGCTGGGCGTCGAGGCGTTCGCTGATGATGTCGATGGCGCTGCAATGGCCGTCATCGATCAGCCATTGCAGGGCTTCGCGGGCATAAAACTCGGCGTCCATCTGTGTTTGCCGGGTCAGCTTGACCCGGCGCAGCAGCCACAGCCGCGAGCCGATTCGGTCATCGGCGACGGTGGGAAAAGTGTCGCCCCACCAGCCGAAGCGTTCCTCGTCATCAAGGGCATCGTCATCGGCAGCGCGGCGCCAGGTGAACAGGCTGATCAGCACCGCGCGGGTGAGTGCGGCGTGGAGGTTCTGGCTGATGAGCATTACTGACCTCCCGCCGGCACGCCGGTCTGGCCGCTGCCCGCTTGAACGCCGACGTGCACGTGTTTGATCTGGCTGATGCCGCCGGCGATTTGATCGCCCGTGGAAACGATTTTTCCGGTCTGGTTGATGACGGGCGTATCGATGTTCACGGCGGTGCTGGCGCGGATGTTCAGGGTCGCGGTCTGGATGTCGATAATCCGCCCGCGCTTGAAGTGGATCTTGTCGCCTTCGTCGGTGTAGATCGCCACTTCGCCGGCGGCCAGGGACTGGAGGCGATAGCGGCGGTCGGCGACCACCAGGACGATGGCGTGGGAACGGTCACCGCCCAGAAACGTGGCAATGCCCTCGGCGCCGGCCAGTGGGTTACTGGTGAAACCATAGGGCTCGAAGTGTTCCATGTCGTCATTCACCTCGCCGGCGGTGAGGCGCATTTGCAGCGATTGCAGCTTGGATGCCGAGTTGGCGAGCACGACAGTGCCGCGCGCCAGGAGGCGTGTCAGTAGGCTCATTGGGTTTCCTTCAAGGATCAGGCTGAATGCGATCAAGTGTGGGAGCGAGCTTGCTCGCGAAAGCGGTGGGTCAGTCGATATCGTCGGTGAATGTGAGGCCGCATTCGCGAGCAAGCTCGCTCCCACATTTGGACGGCGTCGTTCACGTTACTTGCGTACACAGGAGATACCCTGTGGGAGCGAGCTTGCTCGCGAAGGCGGTGGGTCCGTCGACTTCGATGTCGAATGTCAGTCCCCCTTCGCGAGCAAGCCCGCTCCCACATTTGGACGGCGTCGCTCACGGCATTGGTGTGCACAGGAGATTCCCTGTGGGAGCGGGCTTGCTCGCGAAAGCGGTGGGTCAGGTGACATCGTTGGTGAATGTGCTGCCGTCATCGCGAGCAAGCTCGCTCCCACAATTGATCGGGGTTGTCGCGGCATTGGTGTGTGCAGGAGATTCCCTGTGGGAGCGGGCTTGCTCGCGAAAGCGGTGGGTCAGGCGACTTCGATGTTGAATGTCAGTCCGCATTCGCGAGCAGGCTCGCTCCCACATTTGGACGGCGTCGTTCACGGTATTTGCGTACGCAGGAGATTCCCTGTGGGAGCGGGCTTGCTCGCGAAGGCGGTGGGTCAGGTGACATCGTTGGTGAATGTGAAACCGTCTTCGCGAGCAAGCCCGCTCCCACAGGTTTCGGTGTCGGGCTCAGGTTTTTTTGGGTGGTGTAGGGTTGGCGTCGAAGGTGTGTGGCGGGGCCACTTGCAGGGTGGTGGTCGAGCCTTGCGCCGACAGCGAATACGTCACTTTGGAAATCAGCATGTCGCCATCCACTTCCAGCACCGGGTCCTTGACCCTGACCAGTGTGTTGTGGCGCCACAAATCACCGTTGGCCTGGCGCCAGCCTTGCACCTGGTACGTGGTGGCCGAGGCCTTGCCGACGCGGGTGGCGGCTTCCCAGTTGGCGCGTTGCAGCGCCAGTTCCGGGGTGATCTGCATGCCTTCATTGATCACCGTGACCCGTTTGCGCTTGAAGCCCAGGTCAGTAGACATCGCCTCGACCTCGCTGGCCGCCGCACCACTTTTCTGGTCATTGCCCTTCTGCTGGCCGATCACTCGATACTCAGAAAACACCTGGCTGAAATCCATCGGCGCACTGGCCGACAGAATGTTCTTGCCCAGTTCCAGCACATCGCTCGCACGTCCGCCGCTGCCCGGGCGGGCCAGGATGATCCGGCCCTGGGCATCATCGGTCGAAAACACCCGGAACAGTGTCAGCAACCGGTCGATGGACTGGAACACCGTTTCCCCCGGCACGATGGTGTGACTGCCGAGCCGGGCGGTTTCCGGAATTTCACTGACCACCGAAACGCCATAGGACGACGCCAGCGCTTCGACGATGCTCAACAACGATTGCTGATGCCATTGGTTGGGACGGTTGGTCGCCGCGCAGTCCACCAGGTCCTGAGTTTTCGAACTGCCTTCGATACTCAGGCCAATCTGCCGCCCGTCATAACTGATCGGCGCCTTGAACACGTACCCGGTGAGTACCAGATCGTTGCCGATGCGCACCTCGCACGGTGCCCCCGGCTGAATCCGTCGCACCGTGGTCTGCCCCGGCCATTGCCAGGTGACGTCGAGCTTGAAGGTGCGGAATTGACGCTCCAGATCCGCGGTGATTTGCACGCTTTTCCAGCCGCCATACTCCAGGCCGTCAACGGTCAGGGTGACTTTGTTATCCAGTTCGCTCATGGCTTACTCCCCGGAGAGTTTCAGGTCATTCGGCGGAGAGAAAACGGGATGAACAATGCCGTTACGCTGGATCACTTCCTCCACCCGCGTTGCGTCGCCCAATTGCTTGTAAGCGATGACGAGGGCCGGAAAACTCTCCTGGAACGACTTGCTGACCAGCCTGACACCCGACGACGCAACGGCCGTCAGATGCGCATTGAATTTATGCCGCAGGTCCGTCATTGCCTGGTAGTGCGCCGGATCAGCCTTGTTCGATGCTTGCTGGATCGCCTCATCCAGCGCCGCACGCAACGCCAGCACATCATCGGCCACCGGCACGGCTTGTCGCTGGACCGGTTGCTCGGCCTGTTGTTCGAGGGACGACGTGGAACCCAACTTGACCACTTTCGACGCCACCGGCATCGCCGCGACCCATTGGGCCGCCTGCACCAGTAATGTGTCCTGCACCAGATTCGCCAGGGCCTGGGCCGCGGCGGTGGTGTCCTTGCCGGTGGTGATCTTCGGCGCATCTGCCTTGCGGATGGCTTCGACCTGCTGGGAGACGTTGGCAATCACGCCACGATAACCGTCACGGGCGAAGTCCTTGAGTTCCTTGATGTCGCCGACCAAGCCCTTGAACTCGGCTGCCACTTCCTTGGGCAATTCCTTGACCGCTTTGACCAACTCGCGGATCTGCTTGTATTGATCGATCAGCGGTTGCAGCTGAGTCTGAATCACCCCGTAGATGTCCTTGATGCTGTTGCGCAGGTCGGCGATGCCGATTCGCGCAGCCTTGATCAAGGTCATCGCGTCTTCGAAACGCGCCACCGCCGAACCTAAAAAACTGTCCGCCGATACCAGCAACACTTTCTGTGTACTGACCGTCGCCGTCGGAAACGGCAGTGGTTCATCGGGGTAAAACTTCAGCGCAAACGTCACCAACCCGCCGTCCTGGCGGGTGTGGGTCATGTCGCATTCGCCGACCTTGACCTGCAGGCGTCCCAGCCACGGATGCACCAGCTCACCATTGCCCTGCTCCAGCGCCTTGAGCAGTTTGTCGCGCTGCTCCAGGCAATCGGGGCCGACGATGAATGCCGTCAGATCGTGGATCTTCGCCTGCTGGCCAAGGTTCTCGAAAAACGGCAGATCCCGCTGCGGGTACTCGTGCAACTGGCCCTTTTTGCCGACCGGGGTTTTCGCCTGATCGACCCAGAAACCGACACCTCGAAAGGACGCCGGCAATAAACGATCACGCCAGCTCATTGGAACCTCCAAGCGAAAGTGAGCGGTAGCCAATACGCGAATTGAGCGCCAGCCCCGGTTGATTGGTTTGCGGTTGATCGGTACGCAGACCGGCCGGCGCGTTGTCGAAGCGCACGGTCAGGCCGCCTTCGAGTTGCGTGCGGTTATTGGCGGCGGTTTGCTGGATCAGGGCACTGGAGTTTTGCGTCAGGGAGCCCGTCAGCATCGACGGTTTTTGCGGCAGGCCGCCGGGCGTCAATTCTGTCGTAGACGACGGTTCGGTACTGGCGCCAAAGAACGCCGGCGCCAGTTCACCTTTGCCTTCGGCATTGGTTTTCTTCTGCGCCTCGGCCAAGCCTTCGACCTTGCCGGTGACGCTGGCGATCACCCCCGCGAAACCGCCTTCGAACAATTCCTTGATCGGCGCGATGACGTCCTGGAGCTTTTTCCACAGACCGCTGAACCACTCGGTGATCGGCTCCCAGTTCTTGATGATTTGCCCCAGCGGCGACCATTCGAACATCCCGTGCAGGAACTCCAGCGCTGGTGCGGCCAATGCTTGCACCACGCCCCACAGCGCCGAAAAAACTTCGCTGATCGGCTGCCAGTTGGCCGCAATCTGCGCCATTGGCGACCACTCGAACACGCTGCTGAAGAAGTCCTTGACCACTTGCGCCGCGCTTTGCAAAGCGGCCCACAGCGGATCGAAGAACGCGCTGATGGCTCCCCAGTTGTTGATGATCATCCCCAGGGGCGAGTAATCGAACAGCGTGCCGAAGAAGTCCTTGATGGCCTGGGCCGCCGGTTGCAGCGCAGTCCAGATCGAACTGAAGAAACCGGTGATGGCGCCCCAGTTGTTGATGATCATGCCCAGCGGCGTCCAGTCGAACACACCTTTTAGGAAGTCGATCACCGGCACCGTCAGGGCCTTGAGCAATTCCCAGATCGCCGAGAACAGACCGGTCAACCCGGCCCAGTTGTCGATGATCATCCCGTAAGGCGTCCACGAAAAAGCTGTTTTCAGGAAACCTGCCACCGTCGCGGTCACGGCTTTGATGCCATCCCAGAGACCGGAGAAGAACCCGGTAATCGGCCCCCAATTGGCAATCAGCATGCCGAGCGGTGTCCAGTTGAAGACGGTACTCAACACCGCCATGGCCTTCGCGGCGACATTCTTGATGCCGTCCCAGAGGTTGACGAAGAACGCGGAAATCGGCGTCCAGTTGGCAATGATCAAACCGGCGGCCAGCGCTACGCCCATGGCCATCAGCATGATCGGATTGACCTTGAGCACCGAGCCCATCAGGTCAATAACCTGGGTCGCTCCGGTGACCGCGGTTTGCATCGCCGAGAACGCGATGGCGGCCGTCGCCAGCGTTTCGACCAGTTTCGGGTTGTCGGCGACGAAGCGCCCGACTCCCGTCAACAACGGCTCCAGACTCACCACCAGGGTGGCGACCGCCGGAGCCAGCGCGGCGTCGATGGAGGTCGATACCTTGGCCATCGACTGGCTGAAAATATTCATGCTTTGCGCGGCACTTTCGGGCGCGCCCGGCAGATCGACAGCCTTGGCCGATTCACTGACCTCGGCCAATTTGCCCTTGAACGCGTCGGACGCCTTGATCCCGTCCACGAACGGCGTGATCACGCTGCCGCCCTTGAACAGGCCACTGATATCCAGCTTGCCGAGGCCGGCCTGTTCGAGGTTTTTCCTGAAGCTGTCGACCTTTGAGACAAGGTCGGCCAGCTTGGGTGACAGTTCATCGATGCCGGTCAACAGCACCGATTTCTTTAGGGTTTCTGTGTCTGCCATCACTGCACCTGCTGCATCGCATTGATCCGTTGCGCGTGCTCCAGGGATTCCCGGAGCACATCTAGTGGCCTGGCCATCATCTGTTCGGGGTCAACCTTCCAGAACCAGGCCAGGTCATAGGCGACTGCGATCAGGTCGGTGATGGCTCCGACGCCGCACTCATGAAAAAACTCGCGACGGCCCAGCTCAGCGCGTTGAGGTCAGCCAGGTCCAACTGGTTGACCGACGACGGTGGAATGCCGGCGCAGACCGCGATGTATTTGGCCGCGACATCCATGTCCAGGCTGACTTCTTCGCTCTTGTCGATCTTGTACGGCAGCGCCTTGATCGCCCGCACTTCCTGCACCGTCGGACGGCGCAGGTTGAGTTCGGTCAAAGGCTCGCCGTGGGCTTCAATCGCAACCTGAAGCTTCACGGCGCCGCTCATTGCCAGGTCCCCTTGACGCCGTTGAACACCAGCGAGATCGAGGCGTCGTCGCCCTTGGACGCTGGTTCATCGACCAGGTAGGCGCCGGCCAGCACGTAGACTTTGCCGTTGCTGAATTCACAGGTGACGGTCATGTCGACGCCGGCCACCAGTTGCTTGAGCGGGAAGTCCGGGGTGTGCAACGCCGTCACTTTGAACGATGGCGGGATGTCGGTTTCCTTGTAGAAACCCGGTACGACGGTTTCGCGTTTGGTGGACATCAGTGGCGCTTCGCAGCCGCCATTGATGGTCAGTTGAGCGCCGTCCACTTTGACGTAGCAGGTGCCCGCAATCAGTTGACCCATGGTGTTTCTCCCTTCAAATAAAAAGCCCACGCGAGGTGGGCTGAAATCGCACGTTCAACCGCGGTTTTTAAGCGGCGTCGTCGTACTGCAAGCGGAATTGGTTGAGCAGTGCGAACACGCGCAGGCCATTGATGTAGTCCGGCGGGAACAGCACGTTGACCCGGCTCGGGTCCTGCACATCGCGCTCGACAATCAGGTGCTCGGCGAACAGCTCGGCGTTTTCCACGTGGCCTTCCAGCTCGAGCTTGGCGTACTGGGCAATCAGCTCACCGCGAATGGTGCTCGGGGTGATGATCGGCTGGCCGGCGCCGAAACGGGTGCCGTCGGAGGCCAGTTTGTGGCGCCCGTATTTGCTGGTGATCACACTTTGCAGACGACGCACGATGAACGCCGACTGGTGCATGGTTTCGCTGTCCAGGTAGGAGTTGTCAGCCTGGCCGTAAGCGTTTTTCTGGTAGGTGGTGATCGAACGCTGGATGCGCACGTAACCGCCTTCGTAGTACGCGGTGGCGATGCCGTAGTTGAGCAGCGACTGACGCTCGGTCAGGGTGAAGCGCTCGCTGGCCGGCGCCGGGTCGAGACCTGGCAGGCTGCCGCTTTGGGTCGGACGGCTGGCGTCGGCAGAGATGAACACCGAGGTGCGTGCAGCCAGTGCAGCAGCCTGGACCCAGAACGGTTGCGGTACACCCGGTTCCAGCGCCTGGATGGTCATGTGCTGATCGTTACGCGCCTGACCGGCGGCGACCAAGGTGCCGATGGTGCCGCGCTTGGCGCTGTAGACGTGACCGAACAATTGCTTGGCCCAGGACCAACGACCGGTGCTGTCATCCATGACGGCTTGCCAGGTGTTGAGGGTGCTCAGGTCCGAGAACGGCATGCAGATGAACTCGAACGGCTCATCGCCCAGCGCTGCCACGGCAGCCACTTGATCCGGCACACCGGCGCCGCCGGTCATGGCGGTGGCGACCGAAGTCAGGCCAGCCGGGGTTTCTTCGCCGTTGCTCTTGCCCAGGCGATTAAATTGCAGGCTGATGTCGTTACCGCTATCGCCCGTCCATTTGGCGCTCAGGGTCACGATGCCTTCAGCCGCCGCAGCGCTGACCGGCAGATCCGCAGCGGCATTGATTTTCAGTGCCAGCGCGGTGGCGGCTTGAGCGGCGGTAGCGCCGTTGACGATGGCCGCTTGAACACGAACGCCGCCGACGTACAGGTTGAGCACGCCGCTCTGGGTTGCTGCGCCGGTCAGGGTCAGCACGCCTTTGGCAATGCTGCCTTCGGTGTTGTGCAACGGAAGGCACCAGATCTCGCCGATCGGGTCAGTCTTGCGCCAGGTTTCGTACATCGAGGCCAGCATCGAACCTTGGCCGCCAATGCTTTTGGCCAGCGCAACGCTGGACACCAGCACCAGTTTGCCGGCGTCGGCCGGGGCGATGTTGTCGTTGACCTGGGCGACGATCAAACGGCGCATGGCCGACGACGCGCTATTGGCCGCCGAATTGTCCATCTCGGCATAGAACAGCGGAACACGAATGTCCGCGGGGATGTTGCTGAATCCGATCGCCATTATTTGGCTCCCTGTGGTTTGGCCGCTTTCACGGCTTTGGTAGTGATATCGCCATCGGCCAGACGACGACGCCACCAGGCGTTGTCCGGCACTTCACGGCCCTCGAGGGGCAACAGATCGCCCGCTTCCGGGTCCGGCACGACACGGCCTGGGGCCGGCAGCACGGTGATGCGTTTGCTCATGGGGTTACATCTCCAGAGAAAGTCATTTCCAGGCGCCCGTCGGGGCCTGGGCGTTGCAGATTGGGGTCCGCCGGATCGATGGCATCGACCCGCACGGTGACCCCGGTAAAGGACGACAAACCGTCCAGTTCACGCTCGTGCCAGCTCTCCGCCGGTTGGTTGGGCAGATTGCGGCCGAGCTGGAATTCGGCGTAAAAGCGCAGGCGATACAACGCGCGACTGGCGTTGATGGAAAGCAACTCACCGCCGTCGTATTCGATGGCGTCGTAGTCAGTGCCAGGCTTGAAACCCACCAACGCACGCCAGAGTTCGGCGCGCAGGTCGTGCAACAGATCCAGCGCTTTTGTCGCGTCGCTGGTGTCGAGCACCAGCGTCACTTCGAAGGTGTCGCGGATCGGTTGCAGCGCCAGGTTTTGCGCGAGGCTTTTGCTCGCCACATCGGCGAGGGGGACGACGTAGGCGCAAGGGGTGGTGAGTGGGGTGTTGACTTGCAAGGTGGTGAGGTCGATGCCCGCCGCGATGCGATTGGCCAGGGTCGGGCATTGCTCACGCAACTGCGTGAGGATCGGAGAGATCTTCATCAGGACGCTCCATCTGTATGAAAGGTACGGTCGAAACCTGTGGGAGCGGGCTTGCTCGCGAAGGCGGTGGGTCAGGCGGTTTCGATGTCGGATGTGAAGCCGTCTTCGCGGGCAAGCCCGCTCCCACAGGGAATCTCGGTTGTGCGCAAATGCTGTGCATGACGCGGAGCAAATGTGGGAGCGGGCTTGCTCGCGAAGGCGGTGGGTCAGGCGGTTTCGATGTCGGATGTGAAGCCGTCTTCGCGGGCAAGCCCGCTCCCACAGGGAATCTCGGTTGTGCGCAAATGCTGTGCATGACGCGGAGCAAATGTGGGAGCGGGCTTGCTCGCGAAGGCGGTGGGTCAGGCTGAATCAATGTTGAATGTGCCGCCGTCTTCGCGAGCAAGCCCGCTCCCACAGGGGGTTTCGGTGGTATGCAGATGCTGTGCATGACGCAGAGCAAAATGTGGGAGCGGGCTTGCTCGCGAAGGCGTTGGGTCAGGCGACATTGATGGTGAATGTGTTGCCGTCTTCGCGAGCAAGCCCGCTCCCACAGGGGGGTTGTGTGTTGGCGACTGGTTTTGGTCAGACGATGGCTTCAGCGCCGGGGTCGATGCAAGTCGCGTCGATCATGCAGCGATAGCTGGCGGCGCGGTCGCCGCTGGCGGTGACTTTGTCGATCGACCAGCGCCCGCGCATGAAGTCCGGCCAGGTGTCGTCCAACACGACCAGCCCTTCCGCCGAGAAGTCAGGATTGCCCGGACAGCTGATTTTCACCTTGAGTTTTTCACGGCCCATCTTGCGCACTTCACCTTCGCCGATCGCTTGCGCTTCTTCCGCGTTCTGGCAGCTCAAGCGTAGGGTCTTGAACGGTGCGAACCCGGCTTCGACCAACTGCAGCAAACCGGTGGCAGCGTCACACCAACTGATCTTGCAGCCCTGGGTCTTGGCCTTGGCGGAATCATCCAGGGTCGCGGTGATGAACCCATGGTCGCCGGGGCGATTGTTGTGGGTGACCGACAGTCTCACGTCCGCCAATACCTTGCCCGACAATGATTTGAGCTGCCCCGGCCGCGCCAGCACATACAGCTCATTAAAGGGTTTGGCGATGGCGCGGTACCTGGTCGCCACGCGTGAGATAAAACCCATGTCGGTTTCATTCGACTGGTCAATATGCGCAATCCTTATCAACGACAACGACGGATCCACCCTCGGCGAAAAACCGTATTTGGACGTCAGTTCGCGAAACAACGCCCCCAGGGTCGTCGGACCATGACTGACCGAGCGGCGCTGCTGGAATCCGCTCTCGTCCGCCGCACTGAACGGCGCGGCTGTCGCCACCAGCGATACACGAAACGGAAACAGCGTCGGCGTCCGCCGGGCCACCACAAACTGGCCCTTATCCACCAGCCCGGTTTCCCGATACCCCACGAGCAAGCCGATTTTCCCACCCAGGCTCGGCAGCCCTTCAAGACCTTCCAGGTCGAGCACCAACGTCAGTTGATCAGACTCGATACCGGCGGTATCGATGTGCTCCCAACTGATCAGGCGCTGATTGATCAGGGTCGCGTTGGCCCCGTAAATTTCTATCGCCGGCGTGAATCCAATTGCCATGTCGCCTCCTTAATCCCAAGCCGTCGCCGGCGTTTTCGCTGCGGGCCTGGATTCAAGTTCCGGCAGCACCACCCAGACGCCTGCCGGCAGTACCGGGCCTTGCTCGGCCAGCGTCGGGTTAAGGCGCCACAGCGCTTCTTCGGCCGAGTCGTCGCAGCGTTCGATTTCGCGGTAGAGCAACAGATTCACCGAGTCACCGGCAATCGTTCGGACCTTACGCATTGACGTATTCCCCCAAGCTAATCGACCAACTGATTAACATCGCCGTGCCGTCATCAATCACGCAGCTTTGAGTTTCCGTCACATCGTCGACCCGCCATAAGCCCCAGTTGCGACCAATGCCATCGACCAGCGGCAGCGGGATTCGCAGCGCTTGCAAGGCGCGCAACTCATCGAGCCGGTCCATGGCCACCGCGTACATCGCCTTGCCGTTGATCGTCAGGGTTTGCAGGCCTTGGCCGGTCTGGCTGGACTTGGGCTTGCTGGTCAGGATATCGATCTTCACCCAGCCACCGTCCGACTTGCGCACCAGGCCGTCATAGGCGAAGTTGCTCGACAAGCCAAAAATGAACGTGCCGAGTGCCATTTGCTGCCTCATCAAGCCACCCCATCGGTCAGGGCCGTGTCACGTCGCACGGCGAGTTGATTGGTCGTTGTCATCATTCCGAACTGGCTGGAAATGTGTTGCACGACCAGGTTGGCCAGTTGCGTGGCGCTGGTTTGATCCTGACCGTTGATGTAGATGTTGGCGGTCAGTGCGTTTTGCTGGCTGGTTGTCTGGGTGTTGGTCAGGTCTTTGCTGACCTGCTCCGGTGACAAGAGTCGATCAGCCCCGGTGTAAACAGACTCTCCCAGCGCTTCACCGCCCTTGCTGCCGAAGTAGGAACCGACGAGGCCACCCACCAAAGCCCCCACCGCAGTGGCCAGGACTGGCACGGGAATGAAGCTGCCAATCAAGGCGCCAGTTGCAGCGCCGGCATAACCTGCGGCGACTCCGCCAACACCCGAACCCACAGCGCCGGCAGCGGCTTTGTAATCGCCGGCCATCAGAGCTTTAACCCCGTCATAACCTGCATTGGCCAACACCAGAGGCGCGCCTAACCGGCCGGTGAAGGTCTTGGCCCTGGCCATGGTCGTGGCCAGTCGATTACGTATCGTAGGACTCGGAGGTGGCGGACCAGAAGCCCCTGGCGGCAGAAAGCCGGGGTCCGGTTTGAACAGTTCTGTGGCGGTGGAAGAGACCACCGATGTCAGTTTGTTCACAATGGGCCCGCGCAACGGCGTTGCGACCGCAACACCCAGCAAGGTCAACGCGGCCGTGACTTTCGGAAAGGTTTCCACCACGGAACTCACGCCGCTGACCACCATGTCGGCGCTGAGCATCGCTAGGTCAGTAAAAGGCGCCACTGCGTTTCCGATCGCGGTATCAAGTCGGGTCAAACTCGCGTCCAGCGCATTCGAGCGCCCTTGCGAGGTGTTCCCTCGGGCCTCGGCGGTCTGCGCCATCGAGCCCTTGTCACCGTCGCCCTTGTCGGATGCCACCGACAACGCAGTCTTCAGATCCTGAGGCGACTTCAGTAATTTGCCGATGCCCTCGTCACCCTCAAACAGCGTCTTGATCAACGAAGTCTGTTGCTCGGCCGGCTTGCTCTTTAAGACCGCCAGCACATCGCTGATCGCCCCCGGTGCATCCTTGCGCATTCTGCTGGCAAGGGCTCCTGGTTCGATATCAAGTTGCACCCAGGCGGCTCGCTGCTCTGGCGTGGCGTTGTCACCTTTGCCGAACGCGGTGCCAAGGGTTTTCAAAGAGGCGCCGGCTTCTTCCTTGCCCACGGAAGCACTCAGCAGGGCCGCTGCGATGGCCGCCGCTTGCTCGGGCGCCATGCCGGCGGCCAAACCTGGTTCGCCGCCGTTCAATACGACCGAACCAATATCTGCCGCTGACGCTTTCAAATCGAGACTGGCGCCGAGACGGTTTGCCGCATCGCCCAAGTCGAGACTTTTCGCTCGATCAAGGTGTAACGATGTGCGCCAGCCAGTCATGAGCGTGCCGGCGTCCTTGACATCGATCTTGTACGCCGAGGCCATGATGGCGCTGTCGCGTGTGAGATCCGTCAGCGTCTGTTTCCGGTCCTGCGGTTGTACGTCCTTGAGGACACGGGCATCAACCGCCGCCTGCTGCACTTGCACCAGCTGCACACCTGTTGCGCCGCTGGGGGCGCTGCGCTTTTCACCCGCTATCTTCTGGGTCTCATTGCCCAGTTCCTGTAGCTGATCCGGGGGCAACTGCAATTTTTGATTCAGGTCGACGAGGGCCGACTGCGCCGCCATTGCGGGTCTCAACTCCTCTGGCGGCGCACGCTGGTCAACCTCAGCCTTGAGTTTTGATTTGGCCTCACTGGCTGGCGCTGGTGCAGGCGCCGATGCATTGGCCTTGAGCGACGCCTGCTGCGACGTCAGTGCACCGTTCAACGTCGCCAGGGTTTCACGGAGCTTTTCCTGCTCCACCACCAACAAACGGATATCGAGGCTGGCCGTGGTCAGTGCCTGGTTCAGCCCCGACAACGGGTCTTCGAAACCGACAAGTCCCGGCGTTTCAGATGCGCTGCCGAGTTGCGGCAGCTCGATGCGGTTGATGTCCGCACCGTGCAGCGAATAGTCACTCTCTGCCATCCCGCTCTACTCCTTTTTCACGCCAAGGCGAGTGATCGCGATGTCGTAGCGGCGCAATGCCTTGCCGGCGTCCCATTCCAGAATTTCCGCTTCACTTACCGGGTAAATGAGCGGCACCACATCGAGGATTACTTCGATGTCGCGCTCCGAAAGAAGTCCGCCGGTTTGTTTAAAAAATCGTCGATGCGTACCTGGAGCTGTGTCCAGTCGGGCACGGTCAGCAGGTCCAGATCGGGAATCATCAGCCCGGTGCAATGGGCAGTGATGAACTCGGCGCGTTCCTTGGCGGTTTTCAGTTTTTTCATCGCCTTGGTGGCACGCAGGACCGGCATTTCCAGGGTCAGCGCGGTCATGCTGCGGCCACCCGCGCTGAGCGGTTGCAGCAGCTGCACTTGATCGGGGTCTGCCGAGGGTTCGCCCTGCCCTTCCTGTTCCAGGAAGTAAGCAGCCGGGCGGGTCGACATTTCGTGTACGTACTGGGCGATGCTCACGTAATCCGGGCGCTTGAGTTGGTCGAGTTCCTTGACCGACAGGCCAGTGGCCAATTTCGCCAGTTCGAAAAACTGATCGTCCTCATCATCACCGGCACGGGCCAAGGCCTCTTTTTGCGCGGCGTAAAACAATGGCTTGAGCTGAATCTGCTCGATCTGTGCCTGATTGTCGGCGGTGATCGGCGACAGCAAGACGTGAACGGGAGGCGTCCAGGACATGAAATGAATTCCTTGGTGGATCATGGGGAGGTGTTGCGCAATGCAGGCCAGTCAAGGTGTTCACCTGTGGGAGCGGGCTTGCTCGCGAAAGCGGTGTGTCAGATACATTGATGTTGGATGTACCGCCGCTTTCGCGAGCAAGCCCGCTCCCACAGGGTTTGCGTTTAACTGGGGGGTGTTGCGGGGTTTACGGCAGCAGCACCGCGCGGCGGGCATCACCAAGGATGTCGACGCCGTTGAGCATGAACTTCTGGGTGCGCACGTCGATGTCGATCACCGGGATACCGTTTTCGAGGCGGTTGTAGGTGCGGCAGGTGAACTCAAGCACGGTAGTCGGCTTGTCCGCCATTTTGAGCGTTGTTTCGGTCAGGGACTTCAGCTTGCCGCCGATCGTGTGATAGGTGAACCAAGTGTTGCCGTCCTGATCCTGACCGGCTTCACGCACGTTCAGCAGAATGTCCTCACCCAGCGTCACACCGAGGGCCAGCATGACTTCAGGGCCCATCCCTTGCAGGGTCAACTTGGCCGTCAGCACGGTGGCGCTTTTGGCCATGTCCTCACCGATGAAGCGCCCGCCCGTCATCGTTTCCATTGCAAAATCGATCTTCGGCGGTTCGAAACTTTCAACAGTCGCCGACAACGGCAGGCCTTGCAGGGTGGCCGCCATGGCCTGTCTTACGCGGTTGGTAAACATTAGAGAACATCCTCCAGGAACTGCTCGATGATTTCATCGCGGGCGTTGAGTTGATAAACCATGTGTTCGTTCGGCGCGTAGCGGCCGTAGTCGATGACGATGAACCAGGTGCCGTTCTTGTACTTCTCGACGCTGTTCAATTCCGGGTGCAGATACACGCTGCCGCCAGGGATGGTTTCGTCGGCGACCAGGGTTTGCAGCCAGTCGTTGATGCGTTTGACTTCCTGATCCATGAACGACTTGGTCAGGTTCTTCGCCATGGCTTTCTGGCCGGCTTTCACCAGCTTGCGGCTGATGGCGTCTTCCAGGCCGACGTAGCTGATGAACTTGCCGGTGATCGAGCGGTTACCCAGCAGCGAGAAGCCGCCGAGGACGGTGCGGGCGTAGTAGCTGATGCCATAACGGTTGAGCAGATCGCCTTCGGTGGAGGTGTCGAGGATGTTGTATTCAACGACCCGCGACACGTCTTCGGCGTAGGTCACCTGGTTGCCCGGGCTTTCCCATTGCTTGACCTTGGCCAGTGCGGCAATGGCCAGGCTGGAAGGCGAGAGGAACACGTTTTTCTTCGCCGCTTTGGAGTAAACCGCCGGCATGTTGTGCACCACCAGGCAACGGTCGAAACCGAGGTCCGCGCCGCCCAGTTCCTGGCTGTAAGTCACTTGATCAGCGACTGCGGCATCCTTGCCGTCGAGCACTACGCGAGCCTTGATGCGCTTGCCGAACGAAGCGAATTCGCTGGCCACCGCTTTAGTGCCGGTGAAGCCTGGCGCACCAATGATGGTCAGGTCTTCCGGCACACCGCTCAGCGCGGCGAGGCCAAGTTTGCGACCGGTCACTGGCTCGATGCCGCCGATCACATTGTTAATGGTATCGGCCGGGGCGGTGCCCTCTTCGACGATGACCACGTAGACCGGAACCTTCACCACTTTCAGGATCTGGAACACCGCTTGAAACAGCGTGCCCGACTCGGTGCCGGTCGGATCGAGCAGCGCCTGAGTGGTGAAGCTGTTGATGCGGAATGGCGAATTGCGCGGAATCAGCGGGTCGGCTTTCGGCGCGGTGCCGACCAGACCGATGACGTTGTCACCCAGGCCACCCATCGCTTCGGGGGATTCGGTGGCATTGACGGTAATGCCGTTGTGCTCGAAGTTCAAAACCTCAGCCATGGTTATTCAGCCTTCTTGGCAGCGGCCTGTTGGCCTTGGGTGGATGTTTTCAGTTCCAGGCGACCGGCGCTGAGCAGGGCGTTGGCTTCGACGTCGAGCAGGTCGAGTTCCTGGCCGGCGGTGGACCAGTGACCACGCCCGACAGGGAACGGGACGAGCACGGTGTAGGTTTGGCGTTCTGCCATTTGGGTTTCTCCAGATACGAAAAAGCCCCTTGGTTTTAGGAAGGGGCTGTTGGGTGTTGATTAGCGGATAAGAAAACGCCCCGGCGGTGCGGGGCGTTTATTGGAGCTGGCCAGAGAGCCAGTTGGGTGCAACGGGGCGATGTTCCACCAGGGGAAATTCCGCTCCTTGGGGCCAGTTGCGCAGCTCGCGCCGGTAGATTTGCAGCTCGGCGTATTGCTCGGCCGCGAGGGTGGTCGCAATGCCCGCCTCCAGCTCATCGCGGTGCCGGGAGACCATACCGTCAGTAGGCGCGAGCTGGGCATCGCGCCAAGCTCGCTCCACACGTGCTTGCTCGACTGCAGACACAGGCGGCGGATCAATCAGAATCGGGTAGCCGCTGTCATCAGGAGCAATCACCTTGCCCAGCGATTGCGCTGCCAACAGTTCGTTACGGCGCTCTGTCGTGATTTCTACGGCATCCACAGGGATTAAACAGCTCGGGTTAGCCACCTCAAGCATGTCTGGAATTGCGCTCATATCGAGTACATTTTGCCACGTCACCGGTTCTTCACTAGCGTTCGTCATCAGTCCGCCCTCAACCTGCGCCGACTCCCCTGGCTGTAGAACGATATCTCTCACTGGCCTGATCCAGGAAGGGTCCTGAATCATGTTCATGCGGGCCCCATGAATCGCGGAATCATAGAAACCGCCAGTTTGTGCGGAATAGAACATTTTCTCTCCTTAATAGCCGTGAGCAATCCAGAGGCAGGCGGAACCAGTCGCTGCATTCACCGCTGTTGAACCCTTTGTGATGGACGCAATGTTGTAGGCGGTAAACCCCGCAAGGCCCGATGGCGTATAAGACCAAAGCGTGAGGGATGGCGAGCCATTGCTGTCCTGAGTCCCAAGCCAAACGATTTTATTTGGGAATGCAATTGGGAAAGTAACGGGAACACTGCCTGTCGTTGTTCCAGAAGCACCCCATTGAATGATCATTCCACTTGGCAGCCTTTGGTAACCGTTCGGTGTGAGTAAGGCAGAAAACTCATTGGAATACTTAAGCGAAGAAACGCCTTCCTCAGCAACGTAGTAGTTCTCCCCACACGTAACGACGGCGTTGGAGCCGCTCTGAATCGTGATGCTAGTGAGCGTTTTGGCGAGCGCCGTGATTGTGCCGGCATCTTGACGACTTACAGTGATGTCTCCGGCTCCGATATTGAGAATGTAGAACTTGGACCCGACAGGGCTAGCGACCAGAGGCGGCAGGGTCAACGTCCCCGGACCGGTGACGACAATCCTGCGACCGGCCATAGCCGGAGTCAGCGTGGCAGGCAAGGTAACGATGTTCGTTTGCCCACTGAAATTTCCTTGTGCCCGCTGTGCAAACTCCGTTGTAGCGAGTGCTTTGGAGTTATCGAACAGTGGTTGTGTCGTCCAGTTAGACCCAGACATGACACCGGCATATTTCAGCAACGCTGACCCACCGATTAACCGCCACAAATTGCCAACGCGAATAAACTCGGCAGTGTCACCCTGAGCAATTGAGATATCACCCGGAGCGTTAACCGCATCAATAAGTTCTCCCGCCCCCGCCGTGATCCTGACAGTCCCCATCGAAGATAGAATGGAAACAGTGGCACCACGTGGAATAACGCCACTTCCGACCGGCAAGGTAGCGACAGCCGCGCCAGCAGTAGAAAAGGCCGCACATTTACCAATGTCCGCGAGGGTCAACGCCGCAGACGCCGAGTAATTGGTGTAATCCCCGTACTCAACTCCCGCACGTTTCAGAAACGCCGAATTGACCAGCAGTTGCGAGTTATCGAACTGCGCTGGTGTATTCGCCGCAGGGCTGACCAATACAGGCGAATTGAGCGGCGCAAAACCTTGCGTTACGTTCTGAAACGTCAGCGCCGTAGTACCCAGGACAATCGCCCCATCAGTCACCAACTGCCAACGAGTATCAGCCAGCGTCGCCCCCTGCTCTACGGAAACAATCAGGCCCGACGTCACATCGGCACTGACGTCCGCATCTTTCGACCGCACCCAGCCAGCAACCGCCGCCACATAGATGCCGTTATCTTTCGCGACTGTCTGGTTTTTAACCAGAACGCGATCCCCCGCAACAACGGCCACGCCATCAATCGTTTGAGGCGCAACCAAGGTAATGTTGGCGGTAGTCGCCACGCGCACCGATTGCTTGCTGTCGAGTTTGGCGAGTTCGTCAGCGACATAGGAAGTCACCCACGCACGCGTCGCTTTAACCACAGTGTCGTCAATCAACAACGTCACCAACGCCGCATTACTGGTCTCGAAAATCGAGCGGATATAAAACTCTTTCCCCGACCCCGACGTCGCCAATACCGGTTTGAACGACTCCGGGTACTTGACGATGGCGTAGAGGATGCCGGTATCGGTCCAGATCCCGGCCTCGCGCACATACCAGCCGCCAACCTCCGGCGGGATAGTGACTTCAGCGAGCAACCAGCTCGGGTTTTTCTCATCCTGGAACAGTGCATTGAGCGGCCCGCGCCAGACTTCGCGCCGGAGCGCTGTGTCGGTGGCGGCCGGGTTGTAAACCGCGCCACCGCCGTCGCCAACGGACAGTTGAGACAACTTGATCGGCAGGCCCGCCGCTTTGCAGGCAGTTTCGTAGGCGATCCCCGCGTTGGTAAGCAGGGTGTAATAGTCGGCCATTTAGGACCCCTGAGGATAAATAGTGGAGGTTTCGACGGCGTAGAGCCCGGCCGCCATAAAGACCTGGCCCGAGGCTTCGAGCCCTTCGATGACAATCGGATAAACCGTGGTCAGCTCGCCGCACACGGTGGCGGCGGCGATGACGTGATTGCCGAAGGCACTCAGGCCGACGGAGACCTTTAAGGTGTCGCGCTCGCTTTTGGCGTCCGCCAGGCGTCGATCGAGGCGTGCATCGATTTCTTCGCTGTAAGGCTGTTCGGTAAAGGCCCTGACGGAAAAACTGTAGGGCTGACCGGGCGGCGATTGCTCGTACCAGGCGCGCACTTCGGGTTGCAACTGCAAGCCTTTGGCGGCATTTTCCAGCGCTTTTCGAGTACCGGCCTGGCGTGCGGTGGGCCAGGCGAGTTCGACCGTCAAACGCTTTTCCGCTTCGGGCGCTGCGGAGCTCCACTCGCTGACCCCGCGATCCGCGCCGAGGTACGGCAAGAACGCCAGCGGTGTTTGGGTGGGGTTCATCAACTCGGGAAACGGCGGCGTAATGCGTTCAAGCAAGCGGCCAAAACCGAGTTCGAGAGCCCTTTCCAGCGGTGAACTGTTGGCCGGTAACAGGCTCGGCCGAGGTATGTCATCACTCATAGCGTGTCCACCTCGACCTCGACACCCGTGCAATACGGGGCCTGGAACGCCGTGGTCACGATCGGCGCCAGTGGTTCAAGGATTTGCAGTTGAACCGCGCCGGCGCTGTGCAGCGTGTAGTCGATCCAGCTCGGGTCTACCCGCCCTTCGAGGCGATGACAAGAATCGGCATACGCCTGCAACTGCTGTTGCGCAGCGACCTTGGTCAGCCCCGAATCGGGACCGGCGTTGATCTTCGCCACGACACGGATTTTGTAGGTCTTGATTTGCGCGCCCTGCACCGTCACGAGGTCCGTTTCCGGCCGCACATCTGGCCGGGCAAAGTGTTGGCGAACGCCGGTAAGCAGCGCAGCGGACGGTGTGCCATCACCCTCTCGGGCCAGCACAGTGACCATCACTTCTCCGGGAGCCGTACGGCGTCCATTGCCGTCCTTGACCTGCGCGGCAAAGCCATCCGGGTTGAAGGTGTAGGTGACCGTCACCACCCCCGCCGCGGCGGTTTCGACTTTCACCGAGGGCCGTTCGCCGAGGGTGAACACCTCGCGGCGATACTGCATTCGCGACCCCGCTGCCGGAGCGTGGGGTGACAGGTAATAACGCAACCGGGCGTCGTCGTCGCTTTCAAAAACCGGCGGGATGGGCGGGAATGCCGCCGGGTCGCCCGGGTCCAGCAACTGACGCTCAAGGCCCATGTCCGCCAGGCGTGCATCGAGGTTGCTACCCGTCGCCCACCACGCCAGCATCTGCTTGATCCTGGCGTTGTATTTGCGCTCGTGAGTTTGCACCCGCACACAAAAGGCCTCGAGGGCCAGGGTCAGCAATTCGCTTTCATTTTCCAGGCTGACTTTCAGCTTCGCCGCGCTCTCGGGAGAGCGGGCACCAACGTATTCAACGACAAAGGTCTTGAACTCTGCGAGCAGGTCCTCAAACGCTTCGACGGTGACGATGGCCGGCTCGGCCAACTGGTTTTGGCCGGGGATCAACATGCTCATGTCACCACCTCGAAGGTCTGTTGACGGTTTTTCCAGGTACCGGCGAAGCGCAGCAACAACCCCGCACCGTGCCGGCTGGCCACAATGACCTGCGGCTCAAAATCGTCGATGCCGTTCTGCTTGTTGTAGAACGCCTGCGCCGCATGGCTCTGGGCAAGGATCAGCACGTCGTCGCCGAGGTTCTGCCCCAGCAATTCAGGCAGCGTGCTGCCATACAAAGGACGCTTCTGGCGGGTGCCCAACGGCGTGGTCAGTGCTCGGGTTGCGCGCTGCACAAACTGCAGCCAGTCGTCGACGGTGGCTCCGGTGTTTCTATCGATTCCGATCATGGGAAACCTTTCATTTGGGGCTGATGACACGCCCCTGGTGATCCACCACCGGGCCGCTCAGGTGCACACCGGCAGCGTCGATCAGCAAACCGACCGCGCCCAGTTGCAAAGTGATTGCCTGGGGTGTCATCGCCAATCGGGCTGGGCCGATGCTCAATTCGAGCGATTCACGAGAACCGGTGAAGGCCGCCGGACCGTTGTTCCAGTGCAGGACATGACTGGCATCGTCGTAGCCGCTTTCCGTGCCGTCCTGATAGAGGCGACGGGTCAGCGAAGCCAGTGTCGAGGCCGGAGGAAACCGGTCGCCGTTAAGGCCGAATAACGCGACCGACTGGCTGCCACCCTCGCCGCCGCCGTGATTCAGCAGCAGGCATTGCTCGCCGACAGAGGGGATCCGCGACTCGCTCTGAGCACCGGCACTCGGGTTGAAAAAGCGGATGGCCGGGGTCAGCAATTCACCGTGGCGGACCTTGCAGGTATTGCTGGCAGCATCGACCTCCTGGCACACGCCGATCCGACAAAAGCTGTCGGCGCGTCGATACAAGTCTTCAAGCTCGGTCTCCATCTGCGCCAGTCGCTCGATGATCGGACCCAGTTGCATCCGTAGCAGCGCATCAAACATGGGCTAGTCCTCGAGTGCGGTGTATTGATCCGGGTCGTCGATGTTCGATACCTCCCAGGTCCGGGCGAATTTCGGGATGCCGGTCGGGTCTTCGAGCAACAGCGGTCCGAGGTACAGCGTCTGGGTGAATGAAACGGTCCAGGCGTTGTATTCCCGTGCACCGCTGAGGGAAATGGCCGGAAGGCCATCGATGTCCTGCGGCAAATCGCATTGATCGGCTGGCAGTTTCCAGCGATTGTCAGTGACGAGATTCTTCAGCTCGCTGACCAGATCGCACACTTCAGGCCCCGGCGTCGGCAACACGACTTGCAATGAAATCGACAGGACATGCGCGATGCGTCCGTTATTGGCGCGAGTGCCCGGCGCATCGTGGTCGATGGCGATCAGCACCCAGGTCGAATCGATGCTGCTGTCGAAATCTTGATGGCTACCGACCCTTACGTCAGGAAAGGCGATGTGTAACGCATCGGCAATGGCGGTAACCATCTGCGAAGGTTTTTCGATGACAACGGGCATTAACGGCCTCCTGTGCCTTCGTTTTAGGGTTGATCCGTGTGGGAATCGCGGGCCGGGACGTCACAGACGCCAATCCGCTTGGCGGCCCAACGTTCATACAGCCCGATGGCCACGTCCGCTCCAGCCATCGCTGTCAGGCAGCCGAACGCACACGCGGTCCAGATCGACACGCCAGCGGCGTACAGCAACATGATCGCGGAGACCCCGCAGATCACGCAGGCCCCGGAGCGCAACGCCAGGCGCCGCAACAGCGCCCAGCCTCGGGCGCCTTCTTTGTCGGCGCGCCACATTTCGCCGGACACCCCGCCCACCAGGGCAAGGACGATGACAAGCCAGATCGGCATGTCCAGCAACGCCTGTTGCTCGTTTGTCATGTCACGCCTCCCGGGGGTGATTGATGAAGGATCGGGCTGCGTGTTGTGGGCGCGGCCCTGGTGATGTCAGGCGATACGGCTTTAAAGACGTTCAACGATCACGTTGTCGATAAAGGCGAAGTTGTTGTAAGGGTTCTGTTCGTTGAAAAAAGCCAACGTGGTTTGTGCCGCGTTTGCTGTGAAGTCATAAGTGATGGTGCTCCACTCGACCGCGACGCCTTTGGCGACTGGAGTGTTGAAGGAGACCGTTTGCCCGGCCACTTTCACCTGGATGACACCGTCGCCAGAGCGGCTGGCGAATCGCGAGTTACCAGCACTGAAGGTCAAGCGGTACTTGGCGCCAGCCGTGGTGGCAAAGTTCTGCTGAATGCCGCCGCCGTTGCCGTAGACGTAATTGGCCAGGTCGACAATCACCACGCCGTCCGCAGCAACCGAGCCGCCGATAGAAGCCGGCATGTTGAAATACTCGGCACCGGACAGAAACGTCGTCCAGCCCGTAATGAAGTTGGTTTTTGCGGTGGTATCCAGAATGCAGCTACCGCTGCAGCCAGGCTGTTCGAAGCTGCCGTTGACCAAAAGGTTGGCCGCAACAGCGTTGCCTCCGGCGCTGAGCAGCGCAACGGACAGCAAGAGCCGGGTAATGTGTTTTTTGAAGACGTCCATGAGTTCACCTGGTGAGTTGAAAGGTTGGCTTGATGCCTGACGGTAGGTAGGCATTCCAAAAAGCCCGGTGTTGGCCGGGCTTTTCAGTAATGCGGTCCTTCGCCTTCCTTTAATCCTGTGTGCAAAAAAGGAAGCTGACTTTTCGGCGCTACTGGCGCGGTACGAGTCCATTCAAATTGTTTTTCCGACCGCGGTCCCTGCCCGCCGGATAACTGCTTCTGGTGCTTTACGCTGCACACCCGGGTCAGTTGCCAACCCTCTGAACCGTTGAGGCCGGTTCATCGCTGCCTTTGTGGTGGAACTAAAGAGCTTCGTTTCGAGCCGCTTTGTTGAGCGGCTTGAGACAAAGAATATGCATGGATGCATATACAGTCAATGCGTAAATGCATTTATTTATGCATGACAAATGCACTAACGCATGAAACCCCCACCAGCAAAGGCTTTGGCCATTTTCTGCAGGCGAAAAAAAACCCACCGGGCGGCGGGTTTTATCTGACGGCGTTGAGGTTAACGGGCGTACATGCCCCACCAGAAGACGTGACCGAGGATGACGATCTGCTCTTCCTGGATTTCCTGGAAGGTGTAGTCCTCGTCCGGATGTTCATCGCGGTTGAAGCTGCGCAGGCGGATACCGGTTGGCAGGCGATAAAGCTGTTTCACCCGCAACTGGCCGTTATGGTTGATCGCGTACAGGTCGCCATCGACGATGTCGCCGATTCCGCATTTACCGGCATTCACGCCGACGGTGGCACCATCGCGCAGGACCGGCAACATGCTGTTGCCCCGTACCGTCACGCACTTGGCCTGGTCGAACTGCACGCCGTTGTGACGCAGGCTGCGCTTGCCGAAGCGCAAGCTGGAGCGCTCGCTTTCTTCGATGACGAATCTTCCTGATCCTGCAGCCAATTCAACCTCGCGAAGAAAGGGGACCGACACCTCGTCGTCATCGACAGGGGTATCGTCGTCCCACAAGCTTATGTCCTTGAGTTCGGAATGTAGGGGCTCGCGCCCGGCACCCGCGGCTGGCGCAACATCCACGCGCCCACGCAGCTGATCGGTGCTCACGGCGAAGTACTCGGCGATCTTCGAGATGTGTTTATCCGAGGGATCGACGATCTTCCCGCTGAGAATTCGCGAGAGTGTGGATTGCGGCACGCCGGTGCGACGGTGAAGCTCCGTGGGGGAGATCCCGTGCTGGTCGAGCAGCGCTCTTAAGACTGAGGAAACGTTGCGTTTTTGCATAACGCGAATAGTGCTTGATCTTTTTCCGGAAAACAAATGCAGATATGCATAAAAGGCAAAAATAGTCGTAATAAGCCACAAGGCCCGGACCTGCGTCCGGCAGACCGCTCATGTTAACCTTGCGCCCATCGCGGAAAAGCCGGGCCGATGCCCCTCCTTTGCCCTACACCTTTCAACGAGTTTTCCTGATCTCCGATGAATAAAGCTATCTCCGATCTGTCCTCGCATACGCCGATGATGCAGCAATACTGGCGCCTGAAGAATCAGCACCCTGACCAGCTGATGTTCTACCGCATGGGTGACTTCTACGAGATCTTCTATGAAGACGCGAAGAAGGCTGCCAAGTTGCTGGACATCACCCTGACCGCCCGTGGGCAGTCGGCGGGTCAGGCGATTCCGATGTGTGGGATTCCTTACCACGCCGCGGAAGGTTACCTGGCGAAACTGGTCAAGCTCGGCGAGTCGGTGGTGATCTGTGAGCAGGTCGGCGACCCGGCCACCAGCAAAGGGCCGGTGGATCGGCAGGTGGTGCGGATCATCACGCCGGGGACGGTCAGTGATGAAGCGCTGCTGGATGAGCGTCGAGACAACCTGATCGCGGCGGTGCTGGGTGACGAGCGCTTGTTCGGTCTGGCAGTGCTGGACATCACCAGCGGCAACTTCAGCGTGCTGGAAATCAAAGGCTGGGAAAACCTGCTGGCGGAACTGGAGCGGGTCAATCCGGTAGAGCTGATGATCCCGGACGATTGGCCAAAAGACCTGCCGGCGGAGAAACGTCGTGGGGTTCGTCGTCGTGCACCGTGGGATTTTGAACGCGATACGGCGCTGAAAAGTCTCTGCCAGCAATTTTCGACCCAAGACCTTAAAGGTTTCGGTTGCGAGAACCTGACCCTGGCCATCGGCGCCGCCGGTTGCCTGCTCAGTTACGCCAAGGAAACCCAGCGCACCGCCCTGCCACACTTGCGCAGCCTGCGTCATGAACGCCTGGACGACACCGTGGTGCTGGATGGCGCGAGCCGTCGCAACCTGGAACTCGATACCAACCTGGCGGGCGGCCGCGAGAACACCCTGCAATCAGTGGTCGATCGCTGCCAGACCGCAATGGGCAGCCGCTTGCTGACCCGTTGGTTGAACCGTCCGTTGCGGGATTTGACCGTGCTGCTGGCGCGTCAGTCTTCGATCACTTGCCTGCTCGACGCCTACCGTTTCGAAAAGCTGCAACCGCAGCTCAAGGAAATCGGCGACATCGAGCGGATTCTGGCGCGGATCGGCTTGCGTAACGCTCGTCCTCGCGACCTCGCCCGCCTGCGCGACGCACTCGGCGCACTGCCCGAGCTGCAAGTGGCGATGACCGAGCTGGAAGCCCCGCACATCATTCAACTGGCCGCGACTACCAGTACCTACCCGGAACTGGCGGCGCTGCTGGAAAAAGCCATTATCGACAACCCACCGGCGGTCATCCGTGACGGCGGTGTGTTGAAAACCGGTTACGACGCCGAGCTCGACGACCTGCAATCACTCAGCGAAAACGCCGGGCAGTTCCTGATCGACCTCGAGGCCCGGGAAAAGGCACGCACTGGTCTGTCGCACCTGAAAGTCGGTTACAACCGCATTCACGGCTACTTCATTGAGCTGCCGAGCAAGCAAGCCGAGTCGGCACCGGCAGATTACATCCGCCGCCAGACGCTCAAAGGCGCCGAGCGCTTCATCACGCCGGAGCTAAAGGCGTTCGAAGACAAGGCGTTGTCGGCCAAGAGCCGCGCCCTGGCCCGCGAGAAGATGCTCTACGAAGCGCTGCTCGAAGACCTGATTTCGCAACTGCCACCGCTGCAAGACACCGCCGCGGCACTGGCCGAACTGGACGTGTTGAGCAACCTCGCGGAACGCGCACTGAACCTCGATCTGAACTGCCCACGTTTCGTCAGTGAGCCGTGCATGCGCATCAGCCAGGGTCGTCACCCGGTGGTCGAGCAAGTGCTGAGTACGCCGTTCGTGGCCAACGACCTGAGCCTGGACGACAATACGCGCATGCTGGTAATCACCGGTCCGAACATGGGTGGTAAATCCACCTACATGCGTCAGACCGCGTTGATCGTGTTGCTGGCGCATATCGGCAGTTTCGTGCCGGCGGCCAGTTGCGAATTGTCCTTGGTGGATCGCATCTTCACCCGGATCGGTTCCAGCGATGACTTGGCGGGCGGTCGTTCGACCTTCATGGTCGAGATGAGCGAAACCGCGAACATCCTGCACAACGCCACCGAACGCAGCCTGGTGCTGATGGACGAAGTCGGGCGCGGCACCAGCACCTTCGACGGTCTGTCCCTGGCCTGGGCGGCGGCCGAGCGTCTGGCGCATCTGCGCGCGTACACGCTGTTCGCCACCCACTACTTCGAACTGACCGTGTTGCCGGAAGCCCAGCCGCTGGTGGCCAACGTGCACCTCAACGCCACCGAGCACAACGAACGCATTGTGTTCCTGCACCACGTGCTGCCAGGGCCGGCCAGCCAGAGCTATGGCCTGGCGGTTGCGCAGTTGGCCGGTGTGCCAAGCGAAGTGATCGTGCGTGCCCGTGAGCACTTGGGCCGACTGGAAGCCACCGCCCTGCCGCATGAAGTTCCCAAGCCCGTCAAAGGCAAACCGGCCACGCCGCAGCAGAGCGACATGTTCGCCAGCCTGCCGCATCCGGTACTGGATGAGCTGGCCAAACTTGATCTGGACGATATGAGTCCGCGTCGTGCACTGGAAATGCTCTATACACTAAAGACACGGATCTAA